GTCCTAACGGTGAGATTCAAGCTACTATTAGTGGAAAGAAATATCAAATTGAAAAAGCACTAGACCATAATGAACGCCATAAAGGTGAGTGGAAAGTAATGGTCTGGGATAAGCGCAGAAATAATTGGGAATGGGAAACTACCGAATATGGTAAAGCCAATGCTAAGGCATGTATTATGGATAAACTGCAAGAAACTCCAGCAAATAACGTGGGTGACGGGAATATAGCTGGAATGGATGGTGGCCACATGTCAAAAGCTGCTCAAAAGAAATGGACTTCAGGAAATAAATCTAAAAAGAAGAAGCTTAGAGATATGTTAGGAGATAAACTATGATTACATTAGAACAATTTAGTGCGATGATTCCAAAAAATAAAGATCCTGAATCATGGTACAAAGCTGCTACTGAAATGTTTGAAGCATATGATATTAATACATCAAATCGTATTGCTGGTTTCATGGCGCAATGCGCTCACGAATCATTGGACTTTACTCGTTTAGAGGAAAACCTTAACTATAGCGAAAAAGCATTGAACGCAGTGTTTGGTCGTTATTTCGGAAAAGGAAAAAGAGATGCTGCAGATTATGCGCGTAAACCTGAAAAAATTGCAAACTATGTTTACCAAGATGAGTTCCGATCTAAGCGAGGAGCAATGGGTAACGTTAACGACGGCGATGGGTGGCGGTTTCGTGGCCGGGGGATCAAGCAACTTACTGGCCGAAACAATTATACAGCGTTTGGCAAAACAGTCGGAATGTCAGCAGAAGAAGCAGCAGAATACGTAGCTACACCAAAAGGTGCTATTGAATCTGCATGCTGGTTTTGGAAAACAAATAAACTCGACAAATGGGCCGATAAAGGTGACAATGTAGGGTTGACAAAGAAGATTAATGGTGGTACAATTGGATTAGATGATCGTAACCGCCGTTGGGAAGAAGCTCTTGCTATTCTTGGTGGTAAAGTGCCTGCACCTACTCCTAAAGCATCTTCATCTGCAGTACGTACTTTACGAAAAGGTATGAAAGGTGATGACGTTAAGAAAATGCAAAAAGCAATTGGTGTAGGAGCAGATGGAGACTTTGGTCCAGGTACATTAGTTGCAGTTAAAAAATGGCAAAAACTAAATGGCTTAGTTGCAGACGGTATCGTTGGACCTGCTACTCAAGCTAAAATGTTCGAATAATAAATAGAACACTATAGTAATTAAACAAGGAGAAAGACATGTCTTTAGAAAAAATCGTTGCAGAAGCAATGGCAGGTCGTCCGCTTGAAATGAAAGAAGCGTTCGAAGAAGAAATTCAAACTCGTATTGAAGCTGCTCTTGAAGCTAAAGCCGAAGAACTTATGGCTGGTGAAGAAGAGCTAGAAGAAGAAGCATCTGACGAAGAACTCGACGAAAAATATAAAATGAAAAAAGAAGAAGATGACGACGAGGAAGACGAAGATGAAGACGAGGATGATGATGACGACGAAGAAGATGAGGACGAAGACGAGAAGTAAGACCTTCTCGAAGTAATCATGTTTACGTCAATCAAAATTGCAATCGTTGTAGTTGTATTAGCAACCGGCGGTGTTGGATATTTGTACGTCCAAAAGCTCCAGTCAGATCTTGAAACAGCTCGTGCAAACGTAGCTAAGATGGAAGTAGCTGTTGCAACCGCCGAAGCTAGTATAGCAACGTTGCAAGAAGATGCAGCCAAAATGACTGAGCTCAATAACAATCTACAAGCAGATTTACAAAAAGCAGAAGCATACGGTGATGATCTTCGTGGTAAACTTCAAAGACATAATTTAACAAACCTAGCTTTAAAAGAGCCAGGTCAACTTGAAGGAAAGATGAATGGCGCTACAGCAAAACTTTGGCGCGAGCTTGAGCAAGAAACTGGCGGCGATGGGTCTGACCCTCTTCCTAGCTGGTTGCGCCCTCGGGAGACCGGAACCGGAGATACAAGTGGTGACGGAAATCCAGAAGACGACGGTGCCGACAGTAGCTCGACCGAAGCCGATCAATCTGACTGATACACGATTATACGTAGTTAATGAAGATAACTTAGAGGATTTCCTCAAAGAGTTTGAAGAAGTTAACGGCAATCGTGCATTTGTAGCA